CCCTTGATGATAGAACTACGAAAGGTACGATGCTACTACTTTCTTCACATAGCTTTTTACACATAGGGTGGTTAGTCACAGACCTATTCGTATCTTCTTCCAGTCCTCGGCCATCGCCTTAGGCTAGAAGAACATCCACTCACGCATAGCTAGTCGCCATGCTCCCGTTGCGTTATTCTAGCTTTCGTCAGTCAGAACACGGCTTGTCCTGCGTTGCTTCAGAAGATATACTTTTGTCGCAAAAGTATCAAAACAGACCATCACGTACTGTTCTTTTACCAGTGGGTTACTACAATCACGTGAGGTATTTTTGCAAGATTATACTTCGTGTTTTATATCACTCTCACCTGCAACAAAGCCTAACAACAAATAGCGAACTAAGCTATCACAAAGACCTATGTGGCTATTTGATGTAACGCTTTCTAGCAGGCCGACAACGTCAATAGACAATTTGACCAAAAAAAGTACAGTAGTCTTTTTTTCGCAGACATTTGTCCAGTAATCAATACTATTAGTTATTATTGAATTGATTACTTCCCTAAATGCAAATTATTGACGTCATCCGAGAGCGATATCTAACAGAAGCATAAGCAAAATACCTACGTGGTGTAGGTGTTATTAACTAAGGAGATAATTATGAAATATATATTACTTGCTTTGATGGTTACTGGATTTGCCGGTTCATTCTTTTTCTTTGTCATATCATTAATAACTAACAACTTATTAATGGCATCTGTATTCGCAATCATGTGCATACTTCTCTATAGAGAGGTACGTCGTGAGGATGCGATATTGAGAGACAATGTTTAGTCTCTCACCAACCGAGCATAATGCTCATACATAATAGTCAAACATATAGGAGATACACATGACTAAATTACAAACTAAAGACACTAACGTTACTATCACAGACTTACTTATCGAATCATTCAACTTCGCAGAGGTTGAGGATGATGCCAAGAGAAAGAAATACTCAGGGCCTCAGGACACAGCTACCGATACAGGTCAGGACAATCCATTCTGGAACATATCCTTGCTAGTTAGGATAGGTGGTTACTGTGCTACTGCAGAACGTTCTTATGTCAAGGGCTTGGCACGTCAAGATGACATCATAAAGATGTTAGAAGATGGCAAAGACTACATGGCTGATGCCTACTATCAGAATGAAGCATCTATTGAGAATGCTCAACGTGAGATGCTAATCTTCAGAGACTTCTTTCAAGATACATTCGGTTCACCTTGGATGGGTCTTAACAAATATACTGAGATGCTTGATGAAATATTCTCACCTAAGGCCTTGGGTTCTTCAAACAAAGCACAGCTAAGAGACAAAGCTGTAGGTGCATTGATAAAAGCTAGAGCCAAGATTACCGGTAGAACTGTAGCTGAACAGCAAGTCTTTGAAGACAAAGTATCAGAACACCTAGCTCTAAAGGTCAAGCTACCTCAAGATATATGTAAGCTTCCTCAAGACAAAGCTAACAAGATACTCAACGATAGCATCAAGAGTGTCGCTTAATTATTACCCAGTACGGCAGGCATCACAGCTTGCCGTACATAATTACGTTATCCTACTGTATGTTTAATATCGCATAAAGGAGTATTGCGTACCACTCGCAGGCTCGTTGCAATACACTTACCCATTGGGCAGAGGCTCAACTTAAGTGTGTGTTACGGGCCAAAAATTATATCCATGTAGTGAAATCAAATTGATTTTGCTATAACATAAACACAAAAGGAGAATACAAAATGGATGGTTCACAAACTATATTACAAGACTATGATTTCCCGGTGGAGGTTGTACCATTAGTCGCTGTTAAAGAACTACAGGATGGATGGAAGTCACAAGAATATCCTGTTCCACCTAACATGCAGAAAGCTATTGTACGTACAGATACAGGTCACGTACTTGGTACTCATGGTGGTGCGTACAAGATGGTCAAGCATGCAGACATTGTAGATCGTATGCAATCTGCAATAGATATGTCAGTCATATCCAAAGACTACGAGCATACACAAACCATATATGAAAATGGTGCTAAGATGAAAGGCAAGATAGCATTCAATGACTTAGTTGTTGAGCCTCAAGTTGGTGACTACATTCGCTTTCAGGTTGAGTACCTGAACTCTTATGATGGTATGTGGTCTATCATGATCAAGGCACAAGGCTATAGATTGTGGTGCAGTAATGGTTGTGCTTCTGCTAACTCACTATCATATGATAGGAGCAAGCATACCACTGGCTTCAACTTAGCAGGTACATCTGCAAAGATACGCAATGCATTGACTACATTCTGGGATAACAAAGATGTATGGCAGCAGTACGCATCGATGCCAGTATCACCATCACAAGCTGAGCATTTCCTCAAGGCTACAATCTGTAATCGTCATTCACATACAACGCAAGCAAAGGTTAATGAAACTAAATTAGAAAAGCTTATGGGTTTGTACAACACAGAATCACAGAAGCTTGGCCGTAACAAGTGGGCATTATACAATGCACTTACTTGGTGGTCATCGCATGCTGATGATGCCAACCATCCTCACCGAGCAGAGGTGCTTCGTCACAACGAGGTAACCAAAGCAATCTCATCTGCTAGATGGGAAGGCATTGGTGTCAAAGATGTAAAGGAGTTAGCATAATGGAACAGAAAGATGAAGATACTATTGCATTACATTGGTCAACAGAAGATGTAATGCAACAATGTAATTGGTTAACAAAAGATCAAGCACGAGATGTTTTACATATATGCTTACATAAACATGATGCATGCATTGGTCTTAACTGGGATGTAATAGAATGCATAGCAGAGGATAACTACCCAGAACCAATCTAATTCCGACGTCGGAATATCTAACATGCCGAAAGGTTACAGTCTTTAAACGGCCTATAGTCTATCCTGTAAGCTGACATTAAGTTCACTTGTGATGACAGATAGGTAGATAATGTTAGATAATATACATGCACGTTATACCACTGGTTCAATCGGGTCTGAGGTATGTCATCGTGAAGTCACACGTAAGAGATCAACAGTCTAGCTAACTGTCAGCAAGTGACGTGCTTGTATATACTAAACTAAAATTCTGCATAGTCTTAAATCAAGTAAGGTCTTTCGTATCCTGAAACGGAGGCTATGCAGAAACTAACACAACAACAAAGGAGAACACTATGGAATCATTCAATAATTCTTTCAATGAATATCTTACATCGCTAATCGGTCAATCAGTTGAACGAGAGTGTGATGCAGTCAACATTGCCAATGCAATTTGTGACTTGGCTACGTCAGTACACAGACCTAGCTTTGTAGAAAGCACCAAGAAACAATGGCATGAATGGCAAGAGCAACCAATGCTAGAGCATTATGGTATAACAGATAAGGTAAAGGAGTATAGCCATGAGTAGACTAAGTGATCAGTGTATAGAAGTTGAGCAACGCTTCGGTGAGTTGCTTGAAGAGATGACCAACGAGCAAGCCATCGAGCATATACGCAAAGAGTATAGTGTATCACATGCCTTTGCATGTGCAGCCTTACTCAAGCAGTGGAATGCCGAAGACGATATGTCGTGTGACATAGAAAAGAAAGTCAACTGGCATCAACATTATTCAAAGCATTGGAGTTAGCATGTCGCATCCAGTAAATGATACCATATACGATCAGATAGTAGATCATATATCAGGCATGACATTAGATGAGTTTCAAAACCAATGTGAAGAACACAAACTAAACACAAGTTGTATAGATGAATTGGCTAACAACTTAATGCAACACTTAATAGAGGAGAAATTTAAATGACAGATGTTGTAGCAGAAATAATTAAAAAGAATACTGATACTGCCAATAACTATGGCAAGCTAACTGCTTTATATCAGGTATTAAATTATATTCAACGAGAGATAAATAAGTTAGAAGATAAATTACCTCCCGAAGAAGAATAAATTATATGCTTGCACATGTCGCATATATGCAGTAGTTCTGTATGTATGGTATTGTGCAAGTATATACAACAGCTTCAAGACATAGCTTCCGATAATAATGTGCGTTTGAAAGACATGTTTATTGTAGCAGGTGTGCCTACCAGTACATACTATAGAGCAATGAACGGAATGGATTTAAGATTTGACACAGCACAAAGAATACTCGAAGCATTCAGACATGTTCAATTACAGGACAACACCAGTTCCAATCAATCCTAATTGGAAGGAATTAGTTTCGTCACTAGTAAGAAAGCGTAACGAAATGCAATTATCTCAAGAAGCATTAGCTTACAAAATTGGATGTGCCGATAGCCTAATAGGTAAGTGGGAAAGATATGAACGCTTGCCATCAGGCTTTATGCTATTAGATTGGATTGAAGCTTTAGATTGTAAGCTAACAGTTCAATGAAGAAATGTGATGTGTGTAGTACACACAGCAGATACTTTACGAAGGTAAAGAGCAGTAGAACTTTCTTCATTTGTTTTAATTGTAAGGAGAAATCAAATTGGCAAGCACATCTAGCAGAAAAGGAACATACCATGAGAACTTCTTCGTCAAGCTCTTCAACTCGTGGAAGATCAAAGCAAAGCGTCAGCCTCTTAGTGGAGCGTTGGGAGGCGAATATAAAGGCGACCTCGTCATCAACCTCAACGGACAAGAAGTAATCTGCGAAGTAAAGTATCGTAAGAATAGCAGCTTCCCATCCCCATTCACAACAATGATTAACCGGGATGCTGTTATATATAAGAGGGGTGGTAATGCAGAACCTAGATGGGTAATGTTTTTATCAGAGTCAACAGTAAAGAAACTATGGAGAACCAAATGAGAAGTGTTGAAACATAAGTATGTCCTTTAAAAATATCCAAGGTATCTTGGATGCTGATGTTGGTGATCCAGTAGCCAAGCTTGTGCTATTGACAATCAATCATTATGCAAACCAAGAAACCATGATTGCTTACCCATCCATAAGTACGATTGCAAATAAGTCTGGCCTCAGTGAGCGAACTGTAATTCGTAAGCTTGAATACCTAGTCAATAAAAAATTTTTGATTCGTAAACGTCAGGGAAAGAATCAGGTAAACATATATAGAGTACGGAAGTGTCAGCCTGTCACCGTGGAAGTGACAGAGTGTCACTCAGAGGGTGACACAGTGACACACGAACCTACTAATAACATACTATCTAACAGAAAGAGGAGCAATGCAGTTACAATTAAGCCACAACAAACAACAAGTAGCATTAAAAAGTCTAACAACTACAACTCCAAAAGAGATAGAGCAAAAAGTTCTTTCTTCTTTGGCATCAATTCTAAACTACGAAGAAGTACTTAACAATGACTTCAGTGTGCGTGGATACAAATTAGTCGAACAGCCTACTCGTGGGCAAATAGATAAGGCTTTAAATGTACTTGCGTATGCCATGACACCCATGCCACTAGAGCAAATGGAACAAGAGCTTCTCAAATGTATGATGGTTATGGTCAAGCCATCACAAGAATCACAATCAGATATCGCTATGCGTATACGTCTGATTGCTGAAGGCTTGCAAGATTATCCTGCTGATATCTTCTTGCATGCCGTCAAGCATGTATCTAAGACAAAGACATTCTTTCCTAGCTTGTCTGAGTTTCGAAATGCAGGCGAATGGCGATACCAAAAGCGTGTCAAGCTATTAGATATGCTAGAGTTAGCCCAAAATAATGCACAAGAGGGCTAGTAATTGGTGCAATAATGCAGTAAAATAAAACAAAAAGGAGAACACAATGAGCGTAGTTAATCTAAAGCCACCGGTTCGTGATCCCAAATGGCGAATGGGATTCATCGGTGGATCAGATGCAGTCAAGATAATGAGTGGTGATTGGCACCAGTTATGGTTAGAGAAAACAGGACAGAGTGAGCCTGTAGATTTGTCTGATCAGTTTAATGTACAACTTGGTACATACACAGAAGACTTTAACATTGCTTGGTTTGAGCAAGAATACAATTTACAAGTACTTGCTTTCCAACATGAGGTCTCTACTAAAATAAGTGGTATACCTTTTAAAGCAACACTTGATGGATTGTTGTTAGAAGATGGAGTTTATGTTGGCCTTGAATGTAAACATACCAGTTCATTCAGAAAGTTTGATGACATACTTGCTTACTACACACCACAGATACAGTTGTATATGCAAGTTGTTAATATAAAAAGCATGTACCTATCAGTTATCTTTGGCAACCAATGGGAATGCAAGCTTATTGAACGCAGTGAAGATGAGTGGCAACGCATGCTACCTATACTCAAAGACTTTTGGAATCATGTAGAGAATAACATACCACCAAGTGCTGACATGCCAAATGAATTACCAACTGGTGTACAGCACATGACTATAGATAACATGGTAGCTAGAGATGCTAGTAAAGATAATCATTTTGTAGAACTACAGCATCATTACATTGCACACTATGATGATACAAAAATATTTGAAGATGCTAAGAAAGAACTCAAGTCGCTTGTCGCATCAAATGAACGTGAAGTTTATACAAATAAGTTATCTATTAAACGTAACAAACGTGGTGCATTAACCATACATATTAAGGAGACAAACGATGAGTAGATATAATTCAGATGCAATAGATGCATGTTGCGAAGAAATGTTAGGTCATACTAACTGGTCTTATGCAGATTCAATTCCTAATGAAATGCAAAGAAATAAAAAAGAAAATGATGTTAACTGTATTGTCGTTTTCTTTAAAGAACCATTAGAGGAGGAAGACGAATGACATTCCTAGAAAAGAAAAGAAAATGGTGGGAGTATCACAAAGATAACCCACATGTATACAATTACTTTACTAAGTATACATTGCAAGCAATTAACAGTGGTGCAAAGAAATGTTCACCATGGTTAATCGTAGGTCGTATCAGATGGGAGACAGCCATCACTACTTCAGACGTAGACTTTAAAATAAGCAATGATTATATAGCCTTTTACTCTAGGCTATTCATGCATGATAATCCTGCACATAAAGGATTCTTTAAAACTAAACCAATGAAAGGAGAGACTCTTGTCTAATCAAAATAAAAATGGGGTCAAGCCCACAACAAACTCAACCCCGGGTGTCAACGTGGGAGAACACAAGACTAGTAACAGTACCAAAATTACTGAGCCTTGTAAATCACTTAAAGAAGCAATGTCTAAATTTCAGCAGTTAAATATATCTGCACTGAAGAGTAGCAACAATCCATTCTTCCATAGTAGCTACGCAGACTTGACTAGTGTTATCAATGCTGCCAACCACGGAGCAGAGTTTGGTCTATCATTCTCACAAGCAGTCAAGTATGAGAATGCTATACTTGCTGATGGTGAACATAAGCAACGTATGCACATGTCTATATATGTAGAGACAACAGTTTCGCATTGTAATGATAACGAGACATTGACTAGCTTCGTGCCAGTTCTTATTAAGAAAGGCAAAGAAGATGATGCTCAAGCAATGGGTAGTGCGATTACATATGCTAAACGTTATGCATTGCAAGCTATCATGGGTCTTGCCTC